TGAAGAAACAACAGAAACTGAATATGACGAAATAAACAAATTAAGTTGATATTTATTAGAAAAAACAAAAATGTTCGGAGAATTAAAATCAAAAATAGAAACACATTTAACTGAATCCTATAAAAAAGGTACTCTAAAGGATAACTTATTCGTATTTGAAGAGTTAGTTTTAAAAAACAAAAATATATCAAAAATATTTTTCTTGTACGACGAATTATCAAGTAATAAAGGTCTTCAGGAAAGTATTGCAAATGAATTCATAAATGAATCAATAACCGCATACGAAAACTTATTTAATAAAGTTTCTCCTTTCAGTGTGAAAGAACTTAAAATGTGGGTTGGTCATGTTCAGTGTGAAAATACATACAAAGAAATTGACAATCTATTCTCAACAAATGTTTTAACTTTAGAAAACAAAATTAAAAGTAAGAAAGTTATTTTAGAAAATTTAAAAACTAAAGAACAAGAAAAAAAAGAGATAATTAATGTACCTTTAAAATCTATGGTGAATGTTGCAAACAAAACTGTTGAGAAATACATTCAGTCACTTTCTGAATCTGAAAGAAAAGAATTAAAGAAATTGTTATCTACCCCAAAAGAAACTTTGATTGAAAACTATAATAAATTGAAGTCAGATGTTTTTGAAAAATTAAACTCGCAAAAAGATAGCTCAGACGAAGAAACGTCAAAGACTATAGATCAAGTTTTAAACAAATTGCAAAACGAATCGTTTAACGAATTGAATTACTATAAGTTAGGAAAACTAAACGAGGGACTTTAATTTTTGAATATAGGAAGCCTTAATGATTTGGGCTCTTTTCTTAACTGAAGGTTTTACAAACTCTTTTCTCTCAAACAAAGCTGAGTTTTGTTTGGTTCTAATAACTTTTCCTTTCAGGTCTTTTAGGGCCTTCTCAATGTTTCCTTTTTTTACTTCTACTAATAACATAAAATTTTTGGTTGTTGATATAAATATAAATATTTGTTAGATTTAATCAAAAATAAACATTCAGAGCATGAAAAAATTCTATGAAAAAAGGAAAAACCACAAAATTAAGTGGATATCGAACATTCAAAGCCCAGTATGGGACTATTGATTCTCAAAACTTAAAGTCAATTTACATCAACATCCAAACATGGGTAGAACCTAAAGAAGAAGTGGAAAATTGGAACAGAGTTGTTTTAAATATGACAAGATCAGTTAAACACTGTGTGTTAGAAAATATAAACAAAGATACATTTGACACAAAATTTATTGTAGATTTAGACCTCAGAACAAGCGGACTACAATTAAAAAAGAAATCCTTCATGAATTTAGAAATAAATTTATTTGTATTAGAACCAATGGATTTCAAATCACCAAAATTAAAAAAATCAGTTAAAAATTTAATCAAAGAAGTTTACAGTGATGCTTTTAGTAAAAACAGATACTTCAAATGTTTTCTTACAAAAAACGGAAATCAAAAACTTGTTAAGAAAGAAACTGAAACTGTTTAGTATTTATAAATAAAATATTAAATGAGCGATTTAAAAATATTAGGACCAAGAGATTCAGGAAAAGGGATTCTTGTTGAGTATGACGCAGGATATATAGACCCAAATGAAAGAAGAAACTTATCTATGATTAGAGAGAACAGAGATATGTTAGACCATTCAAAACCATTTGAGTTTTATGCGGTATTACAAAAATACAATACCCCAAATAGAAACGGGAGAGTTTACCCTGAAAAGATTCTCAAAAGAGAAGCTGACAATTATAAAAAGATGATTCAAAAAGGAACCGCTCTTTCTGAGTTAAATCACCCTGAATCATCTCTAATAGATTTAGATCGAGTATCCCACGCCATTACCGATATATGGTGGGAGGGTCCTGTGTTATTAGGTAAATTAAAATTACTTACAAGTCCTGGTTTTCACGAAAGAGGGATTGTATCAACAAAAGGGGATTTAGCAGCTAACTATCTTCGTCAAGGTGTAACATTAGGTATATCTTCTCGTGGTGTTGGGTCTCTTAAAAAAGTTGGTGAACAAAACGAAGTACAGGATGATTTTGAATTAATTTGTTTTGACTTAGTATCATCTCCATCCACGCCAGGAGCATATCTTTTCAGAGATAAAGACGAAAGAATGAATTACGAAGAGAATTTAGATGAGGAGAAAAAAATGCAAGCCGAAAGACATATTGGTGAAACAGGATCAAAATCACTTGACTTAATGAATAGATTGTCCGATTATTTGAATAAATAATTAATTATGGACGAAAAATATTTTGTAGCAAAAATCACCACTGATATGGTTGATGAGAACACAGGTAAGATTAAAAAGCTGAGAGAAGAAAAATTGGTTCGTGGGTACTCACCTACTGATGTTGAAGCTAAAGTTACCAAGGTTTACGAAAATTATTCTATGGATTGGAGAATCACCGCAATCGTCGAATCAAAAATTGATGAGGTTATAGAAGGTTAATAGTAACAAGAATTTAAAGGAATGGGAGTTGACAAAAATGTCTTCTCCCATTTTTTTTTGTCTGAAATACCCAAGAAATAAATTTTTTTTAAAATCTATGATATTTATTTGATAATAAATGAAAAATACAAATATGGCAAATAACCAAAATGTAGTAGAGGATGCTCTTTACCAAATTAGAAATTTGGAAGAGACCTTACAAGAAAATGCAAAAGGAATACTTCAATCGACGATGAGTGAAGAAATCAAACAATTAGTAAAAGAATCTCTTAAAGAATCAAAAAAAGATGAGGAGATTGATGAGCAAGATGAACCCGTAACAGGTGGAGAGGCTGAAATGGACACAGAAACTGAAATGGAAGATGAAGAAATGGACGATGATATGGAGGCTGATGCTGAAATGGAAATGGACACTGAAGATTCTGATATGGAAGGTGAAGACGAAATGGAAGATGTGGACATGGAAGGAGACGAAATGGAAGATGAAGAAACTATCGATATGACAGGAGCTTCTGACGCTGAAGTCTTAAGAGTTTTTAAAGCTATGGGTGATAATGATGGAATCGTTGTGAAAAAAGAAGGTGAGAATACAGTTCATCTTACAGACGGTGATAACGAATACATGATCCAATTGGGTGAATCTGAAGAAGATATGAATGAAACAATTTACGAAATAGAAATGGACGGATCCGACGACATGATGGAAATGGAAGATGACATGATGGAAATGGATGATGACATGATGGAATACGACATGATGGACTCTGACGAACTTGACGAATGGTCTTGGGGTGGTGCTGCAACAGGTGCTATCAAAGGCGGTTTAGGTCTTGAAGAAGAAGATGACATGATGGAAATGGATGATGACATGATGGAATACGACATGATGGAAATGGATGATGACATGATGGAAATGGAAGCTGAGTTTGACATGGAAGGTATCATGGAATCAATTAAAAAATCTGTTAAACCAAAAGGTGTTGGAATTGGAAAAGGTCCAAAATTTAGCTATGACAAAAAACCTAACATGGGCGGAGGGTTCAATGAAAAAAGAAAAGAAGCTTTTGGAAAAGGAACTAAGGCTATGGGTACAGGTAAAGCTAAATTTGAATATAAAGAAGAAAAAGAGTGGGGTGGTAACAAAGGTGACTACAAGAGAAGTAAAGGTCACAAAGTAGGTGATAAAGATGGTCACTATAAAGACTATGAAAAGAAAGAAACTAAAGAAGCTGTGAGAACTAATAGTTATCCTAGAGCTAACAAAGTTGGTAACAGAAAAGGTTCTGACCAAAATGTGAATAGAAAAGAAATTAGACAAAGACCTAACACAAGAGTTAATGAAGAAGTTCAATTATTGAAAAATAAAAATGATGAGTACAAAAAAGCACTTGACGTTTTTAGAACTAAATTGAATGAAGTTGCTGTGTTTAACTCTAATTTGGCATACGCTACTCGTTTGTTCACTGAACATTCAACTACTAAACAAGAAAAAGTTAACATCTTAAGAAGATTTGATAATGTTGAATCTTTGAAAGAATCAAAAAATCTGTACAGAGTTATTAAAAATGAGTTAAACTCAACTGGCTCTTCATCAGAACAAAAATTAACTGAGTCAATTGAAAGAACTGTAAATAGAACTGTTGAAACAGGATCGGCAGTGAATTTGATTGAATCAAAAACTTATGAAAATCCTCAATTCTTGAGAATGAAGGATTTAATGGGAAAAATAAAATAAACATAAACTAAAAATAAAAAACCTAAAAAAATGGGAGCATTATTAGAATCAGGTCTTGTAGGTAACATCGGGTTGAAACACCTTAAAGTTATCAAAGAAGACACAATTAACAAGTGGGACAAATTAGGCTTTTTGGATGGTCTAAAAGGTCACTTAAAAGAAAACGTTGCACAATTATACGAAAACCAAGCATCTTACTTGATCAACGAAGCAACTTCTGACGGCCAATCAAACGGAGCGTTCGAAACAGTTGTTTTCCCAATCGTAAGAAGAGTTTTCTCTAAATTGTTAGCTAACGACATCGTATCAGTACAAGCTATGAACTTACCTATTGGTAAATTGTTCTACTTTGTACCAAGAATCCAAGGATATGCAAACGCATCTTCTGAGTATGCTAACTTATATCCTAACTCGACACCTCAATCTAACAGTACTGCTGGTGGTGACCACTACGCGCCTATTGGATCTCCTGAAGCTGTTAACGCAGGATTAAACAATCCTAATCAAGGATACCCTGACAATGATTACTATTACAAGAAAGATCTTTATGATTTATTCTATGAAGGTAATGAAGCGTCTTTAGATCCTCCAGGATTATTTGACTACTCTAAAGGTAAATGGACTGCAGTTACTGCAACTACATCTGTTCAAGCTTGGGCTGGATCAGCATTGGTTGACGCTAACATTGGATCAGGACAAATTATACCAGCTGGAAACTATAGAAAAGTAATCGTTAAACTTTGTGGATTTGCAAGTGCAGGAGCAGGTAAATTAATTGGTCCTGACGGTAACGAAATGGATACAGAATCATTCCTTTCTGACCTTAGATTGTACGCAGCTAACGGGTTCTCTGCTAACACAAGTTCACCTTGTAGTGTGACAACAACTACTTACAACGGATCTACAGTATACGCACCTCTATTGTTTAGAGTTGTAACTCAAATCTATGGTAAAGGTATTGTTAAATACGGAACTAACGCAAACACACAATTCAGAAACGCAGGTGATAACAACACTGTAGATTACACACCTCCAACAGGTAACGGTGGTAACTATAATGACATTTGTGACGCTAACGGATGTATTTGGTTAGAAGTTGACCTTTCTTGTCCTGTATGTGCTGACTGTGACGCAACATCTTTAGATGGTTACACAGGTACTACAATCGCATCAGGTGGATCAGCTACTTCATTTACTGCATGGTATAGAAGATATGCTAACCTTGAGTTCGAAGATCAAATTGGTGAGGTTTCTTTTGACCTTGAGTCAGTAACTGTATCTGTTACAGAAAGAAAACTAAGAGCACAATGGTCTCCTGAATTAGCTCAAGACGTTGCAGCATTCCATAACATCGACGCTGAAGCTGAGTTAACGGCATTGTTATCTGAGCAAGTAGCAGCTGAGATTGACCGTGAAATCTTACGTGACTTACGTAAAGGTGCAGCATGGCAATTACGTTGGGATTACAACGGATGGAGAAGAATCAACAACCAAGTATCTTACACTCAAAAAGACTGGAACCAAACTTTGATTACAGCAATCAACCAATTGTCAGCACAAATCCACAAATCTACTTTGAGAGGTGGTGCTAACTGGATCGTTGTTTCATCTGAGGTTTCTGCTATCTTTGACGATTTAGAATACTTCCACGTATCTAACGCGGCTCCTGAGCAAGATCAATACAACATGGGTATTGAAAGAGTTGGTACATTATCTGGTAGATACCAAGTTTACCGTGATCCTTACTTCCCGCCTAACCAAGTGTTAATCGGTCACAAAGGAACATCATTGTTAGACACAGGTTACATCTACGCACCGTATGTACCTCTACAATTGACACCTACAATGTACAACCCATTCAACTTTACACCTATTAAAGGTATTATGACACGTTACGCTAAGAAAATGGTTAACAACCGTTTCTACGGACGTATCACAGTTGATGGAGTTAGAACATTCGACTTGAGAGAATTGAGATAATCAATTAAAACCGAATAAGAAAAAGGTCAGAGAAATCTGACCTTTTTTATTTTATTAAAGTTCTAATAGATTTAGAGATTACTTCAGATTCACCAATTGTAAACACACCCTTAGAGTATGCTGATTTAACAGATTCAATTAAATAATAAAGTGCGTGTTCTTTATCCATCGTACTTAATATAAGTTCTAAATGATCTTCACTTAACAAGTTAATAGACCCAAATAAATTACCATAGATTTTGTTTTCTTCTTCCATATTTAAAAAGTGAGATATTTATAATTATAATAAAATGGATAGACTAAATCAAATAATTAAAAAAGTTATTAAAGAGGCCACTTCACAAAGAGGAGGTGCTGCAGGAGCGTATGTCACACCAGTACAACCAGGTTTCAGACCTTTTAATGATGATAGTTTAGCACCATTTAATGTACCTGTTTCTAAATACGATAGTCCATTAGTCCAATATGATAGTTTAGACCATAAAATGGATTTAAGAAGGGATCAAATAGTGAAATTAGAAAAAGAGGCAAACAATATAACTAATTTTATAAAAAAACATCCTGATTTAGCGACAGGAGATGACGATGGTGGTGTTATAAATCAATATATGTATAATCATAAAATACCTAAAGGGGATAGTCCAATGAGACCTTTTACAAAAAAAGTAAAATTTAATGAGTGGGTTGATTTATCTTATGATAATTTATTGAACGAAATTAGTTCCACTGTTACAGCTGGACCATATAATGCTCCATTAGAAATTGGAAGTTTGGAGTGGAAAAAAAATGAATTAGATCCATTTACTGTAAAGGTACCAACAGATTTTAATAAAAAATCATTAAAAAATACCTTGAAAAAAAATATTAAAAGAAATGTTGGTGTTTGGGAAAAAAATAAAGATGGTTCTTATAAAAGAGATATTGATTATCCTGAAACAATTAATGAAGACTTAGCTGTTTGGTTTGGTAAAAAGAAGAAACCTAAGGGATCTTCTCAACCAAAAGGTCCTTGGGTTAATATTTGTAGAAAAGTCGACGGAAAACACCCTCCCTGTGGACGACACGACACTTCTAAAGGTTCATACCCAAAATGTCGTGCCGCAGGAGTTGCTGGTAAGATGTCAGATTCGGCTAAAAGAGCTGCTTGTCAACAAAAAAGAGCCGCGGAGAAAAAAGACACTCAAACGGGTAAAGGACAAAAACCTGTTATGACTTCTTACAAACCAAGAAAATAACTATTGTTCAGATATTTTATTGTAAACCTTAACTAAAGAATTTTTAATATTCGATTTTACTTCAGCTTCAGTTAGGTTTCTTCTTTTTTCAGTTTCAGTATCGTATAAGTAGGTAACACGTTCAAAATCTCTACTACTCATTTTTACATCATAATGAAATACGTGATTAGTAATCTCAACTCTTCCAAAATCAATAAGGACGAAAAGACCTAATTCTTCATTTATAATGTACCTTTTGTTAGACATAGGTGCAATCATAAAATCAGATTTTTTATGTGATATCATTTTCACAACAATTTTGAATGCGGTTTTTTCATAAGGTTCTATTTCTTCATGAGTTGGCATAGATTTTCTCATTCTTTTTGCCATTTTGACCTTAAATCTTTTGTAGAGTCTTTTAAAAAAGTTTTTCATAGTTAGTGTTTATGTTTCTAACTACAAATATATAAAAAAAATATTGATTAACAAAAAGGAAGTTAAAAAAATTTAACAATATGCTCCTGAACATCTTTTTTTACCGTCCAATCCAGGTTTGGTCCCTTTACATACCTGAACTGCGTATCCGTTGGCGTACGCCGAAGGGTAAACGTCGAACTTAGCTTTGGCTGCTGATTTACCTCTAGCACAAAGTTTTGTTCCTGTTTTTTTTCTACCTTCCATCATCACATTATCTTTCATCTCAGCATCAAATTCAGAATTTGTTTCATTCATTAAAAAATCAAAAACTTGATCTAAATTGTTTTTTGCCTCGGCAATATGATCCTGAGCCCAATCATGACCTTGATCTAATATTTCTTCGATCATATTATGATCGATTTCCAAAAGAAGATCACATTGTCTTTTCATTTGTTCCAAATTTGAAAAGAACATATATCTTGAAGATTCCATTTCTTGTTTTGATGGTTTATCTCCTATATTTTCTTGAATAACTTTTCTGATGATTTTATCTAAAACATTCATAATTAAGCGTATAATCCGTTCATTCCTCCTAACTCAACAGCATTTGCTTGAACAACTACTTGTCCATTTAAACCTGTCCATGTAGGATGAGGGGTTGATACTGAATTAACAGTCGAACCTGTACCACAAGGGCAACATATGACACAAGCTTCATATGGTGTTCCTGCAGTAAAAAACTCAAGTGTTGCGTTTAAACATTCTCCACATCCATCATAAAGGGTTACTGCAGAATAGTTTGGAACCCCAGCAGCTGCCGCAACAACTGTACCACATATAATTTGTCCATTAGCACCACTGAAAGCCCAAGTTTCACCGGCATTTAGAGTTTCTTCTCCCGATTCACCAAGAACGTATTGTTCATCAGTACATAAAAGTATTTGAAATGTTGACATGTCTTTTTTATTTATAAATACTTCTTTATTCTACTTTCTCATTTACGATTTGGAAATTTATTTGTTGTTTGTAAACATTAACCTGTCCAGATGTTGTAACTTTCAGATCGACAAAATATTCATTAGGTATTTTATCTCTCATATCAAAAATAAAATAGTATTCATTAGGTGTCCTATTTAAGTTAGTCCAATCCTGAACTATAACTTCAGTTTGACCTTCTCTAACATAAACTCTGTATTGTCCATCGACATTTGGAAGCTGTTTATTTGTTGTATATGCCTGTTTAATAATGACACCAACTTTTCTAATTTCAGAGTTTAAAATCTTTTCGTTTTGTTTCAATCCATAATAAGTAAACCCATATTGTGCGGGATCGTTTGTATTTGTACCAATTTGTACAGATCTTTTAGTTGGGTAGATAGTAAATTCATTTATCTCATTTGGTAATGAAAAACCATTTAATTTTATATTTGACCAAGTATCTGTAAATAAACATGGGGTCTTGTATCCTATGAGGGGTGGTATTGTTATTTCATAAACCCCTTTAGTTCTTTGGCAAGATGGTAAATTAATTAACCCTGTAACAGGTGTTCCCGAAGAATCTGAAATTGTCACTAATGGTGGAGTATCTAAATTTTTAAAATCACCATCTTCATAAACATATAGATATAATTTGTTTACAGTTCCTAATGTAAAATTATTTCTATCATCTTCGATTAGATCATTATATGTTGTTTGAAGGTATGGTTCATAAAATGTTTGTGTATGTCTTGTAAAGAAACCTACAGAATAAGCACCTGTGGTACCCATCAAATTCTCAACTTCAGGTAAATAAGCAATACCCCAACCTGAAGGGTTAACAATTCCACCGATCAACAAATCATTAATTTCGTCAGTCATATCAAATTCAATATCTTCATTACCAAATTCAAAATGTTGTATATCTACTATTGTTAATCCTGAAAAAGGTACTGGACCTAAATTCATGTTATTGTAGATTCCTGCTTGTTCCCAAGTATCTATAGTTGTGGTTTGATACCAGTTTGATGGCCTATTTGAATACGCTCTATTAGGACCCAATCCATCAGGAATATCATAAAAATCATAACCAACGCCTTCATCCCAATATTGTGGTTGGTTAGGGTCTAAATCTCTTGGGGGTATTCTAAATAAAATTAAATCAAATGATGTTGCTCTAAGACTACCATCAGGCATAGATGTGTTTAATAAATCTTCACTAAATGAAGATGTGTTAGTCATTTTGAGTATATGTCTAGTATTATCAGTACACCCTGTTGAAATAATCCCTGTTGCCAATTTTTCTCTTAGAAGTGTTAAATCTAAGTCAAAAATAAAACGAGAATATCCTATTGGATTTACTAAACCACCATCTCCGTAATATAGTTGCATAACAGGATTTCTCCCTGTGTTTACATAACTGTTAAAAACTATGGTGTTGTTTCTACTGAAATAAGAATTATTAATTGACATTTATCTTTTATTTATAAATATCAATTAATTCGAATATTTTGATTTAATATCGAATTGTCAGCGTCTTGTAGAATTTTGTAGATTTCTTCTAATTTAGTCCCATCAACTCCGATTGGAATTGGAGCTTCATTTATGTTGTGTACGTGTGCCCCTAAAAAGTCCACTATTAATTTTAAAAGTTTCATTAGCTCATTTCCTCTAACCATAGGATCAGTGTTTTGCAAAATGTTCTCAGTAAAATATGGTTGTGGGATACCATATAAAGTTTCTTTAGGCTCCAACATAATTTTTCTTTTCGAAGGTATGTCAGATTTATGTGATAATAAATATAAAAAGTCTGCGGCAACTGTTCCGTAAGAAACAGGATTAGGGTTATACGTATTTTGCCTTAATGTTTCTGTTTCAGGTGTCAATTGTTGACCAACAACATTTTTAGCCCAAACTAAAACACTACCAAATTGTCTATCTGATGGTAATAATTTTACTTTAGTAAAGAAGTTGTTAACCATATTGAAATCTGTAGATCCTGTTGAACTTAATTTGTCAATATTATTTTTTGTTGGTCTAAAATAGAATGGGAATTGACTTGAGATCCTCAAATCATTATCAAAAGGAAATTGTTCATACCCTTGAATATTAATTTTTCCTTCATTCAACCCATTTATAAATTGATTTATAATTTTTACTCCCTCATCTAAAGTTTTTCCTGTAAATACTAAAGTATATTCAGGTCCACTTTTATATTGATCTAACGGGGTATCCATATAGATTTCACTAGTTTTAGTTTTGTCTTTAGGTAATAATGAATATAGACTTATATTACCGTTATAAAACGTAGATCCTGTAACACCACCACCTGAAGTATTTCCAGTAATAGTTACTTGATTCGTAACTTCCCACTCAATTAATTTTTTAACTAATTGAGGTTTATTTTTTAGAATTGTTTTTTTAATAGGATCTTTTTCAACTCTTTCTAAATCAAAATTTGATATTTGTAAAAACCCTCGATTTAATCTTGGTGTTGGTAGATTAAATCCTGCGGTTTGGGTTGGTATGTTCTTACCTGCTCTCACTAAAACCTCATCCTGTTTTACAATAACGTCTGCGGTTCCTCTACCTAATAACGCATTATCACCAGGTTCAGGATAAATACCTTTTGCCTGACCTTTGATTTCAAAACTTATAGGATCTTTAATATTGTTAGCTTGCTTCAAAAATACACCACTAGCCAACATTGACTCAGAGTTATGCCAATTTTCGTAAAAATTGTTCTGAGGTCTTGTTATAGGACCCTGAATGTAGAATTTAGTGTTATCTACAACATAATCTTTATTATAGTAAAAAATGTGAATATACTCCTCAACTTTAGGTACTTGACTCACATAATAAGGTAACAAAGGTAAATAAATCAAAGGATCTCTTTCAGTCCAAATATCCTTTTCAGGGTTCCAATTAGTAGGTAATACATCTGCCTCAACTTGATCTATTGGTAAAGCTCTAATTCTTCCTAACATTAAAGGATCTTGATTGTTAATTACATAACCTTGAAATATTATCTTTTGTTCACTCATTAAATTTTAGTTCTTTCAGTATATTCTTTATGTAAAACATTATAGGTATTTTCTAATGCATCTAAATGGTGTGTGAGTTTTATTATAGATTCTTTAGTTACTTTGTGGTCTTCATTAATAAACTCCATTGCAATTTGGAGATCTCTGTTTGATCTTTCTTTATGTTCTTTTATTATCAATAAAACCTCGTTAGCTTTGATTCTTTTTTCGTCAATGTTAAATGAACTTTCCATATGCGTCTTTTGGGATTGTTACACCAGCCGGTGTTATAGTTAATGGACCAATACCGATAGCGACTTTACCATTCTCCTCAATTTCTTGTGCGTTACCATCAATCATCGCTTTAATTGATGCTAAAAATTTATTTGGACTACCATCTGGCATTGGTCCGGTTGGTACACCAATTTCTTGTAAATTTTGAACAGTATTTAAAAATGATCTTGTCGGTGAATATCCGTCTAGTAGTTTGGCAGATAATAAAAGGGGTAATGGTAAATCTCCTCCTTTTTCGGCCAAAGCGCTTAATCTTTTTTTAACCCCAATATTAAGTAATTGTAGAAGTTCATCTAAAACACTTTTACAATCTCTAAAATCTTTAGTGATTACTGCCAATCCTGGTATAATTGCAACAATCGCTAAAACCATTCTGTAACGTTTTTTTATCTTTTCATCGTTGATATCTTGAAGTAATAATTTTACTAATGCTTTGACTTCTTTCTTTAATTCATTAAAAACTTCCTTAGTAAAAATTGCGGTAACTTTAGTCATAAATTCATTAAAAAATGTTCTAAACTTTTTTTGAAAATCCTCAATATTTGAAACTTGTTTGTAAAACGGTTGGTCATACATCGCGGCCAATGTCATGATTGGTAAAACATTCTTTGGTGACAAAACAGTATTGACTAAAGCTTTTAAAAATTGTTCAAAAAAACCTGCATCTAATGATAGTTTAAATCCGTCATCTAATGTTGGGTAGATTATTCCTGATGCGGCTTCAATCTCATTTAAATCTGAAGTATCTTCATTAAATTGTAAATTATCTAATGCCGTTAGCGTCGCTTCTAAATTTAAAGGAACTTTGATGTTATCACATTCCTCAAATTCTACAACACCCAATTTTATGTCTGAAATACTTTGTTCTATAATTCTTAAATCAATATCGTTAAATTCATAAAATGACTCATCAACATTATCAACTTCAGATACTTTAGATGATGCCCCCACATTAATTTCTTTATTGGAGTCAGAACAAAGACCAAGTATTCTTTGCATGATTAATAAAACTTTTTGAATGGTTTGTATTTTTAAAAATCCATCACCTCTACCAAATGAAATAACACCTGTAACGTAATCAGTTAGATTTGCGAAGAACTGTTTATAATCCAAAATATCTATTGATTCATAATAATCCGCTAAAAAAATATCAACAGCCGGAAGACCTACTCTCGTACTTATGTCAACTTTGAAGGTTGGTTCATTTACGGGTAGTAATGTTATTGGATCCGTGTAGGTTTCTATATATGTAACATTAAATAAATTTTGGTTTGATTTACCTCTATATGGGGATCCAGCAACTGCCTGATAAGGTTGATTTAAATTTTGAGTTCTTTGGTAAAGTTCTCTATTCATTGAAAATGGAAAATCATTATACTGAATAGGTTTTTGTTCGTAGAAAAATTTACCAATTTTATCGTCAGGACCCAATTCAAAAGACCCAAACAAATCGACACACCTTACTGGAACATAGTATGTTGATGGTATTGTAGTCATTGTATTACTACAACCCAAAGCTTTTATCGCCTCCTCAATTAAGATTGTTTTAAGTTGGGGTTTAATCTTTTTTAAAGAATTTAAAAAGATTCTTTTGATTAATTTATCAGTCTCAACACCAGAACCTTTAGTTTGTTTGAGTTGTTGGATTAATTCATCTAAAAATGTTTTAGCATTTGCGGTGTGTTTCTTTCTCCACTTCTTATAATCTGTAAGTGGTTGAGATAAAAATTTATTTGCGGTTTCTTGAGAACTACCCGCTTTCTTTTTTAAGCTTTCGTAACTTTTTTTATATTCTTTATAAGTTTTATAAACACCTGTTTTGTTACTTGCTTTTTTTAAATCTTCATTAATATCGACAGCCATATAAAAATTATTTTTTCATTTTATAGGTCCCATCATTGTTGATGTCTTTTTGAAGTAGACTTTGAATTGCCACATCATCCATATCTAAATCAGAAAGAGTGAAGTCCTGTTCTTTATCCGTCGATTTTTGCCACATTGTCGATTGTAATTTTGAAAGTGTTAATTTTTTTTCGACACAGTCATTAATTATTTTTTGTTGTTTTTCAATTACAGGACCAATAAGAGTCATATCCTCAGGTTCCTTCATCATTGTCAACATTTTGTTTTGGATTCTAATTGCGGTGTTTCTTTGTTCTACTAATTCATTGTAGATTTCTTGCATCAAAGATAACATTGACTCTTTCGATAAATTTATCTCTTTTTTTGGTGGTCTTGGCATACTAGTAAATATCAATCTTTCAGTAATTCTTGAACTAAATCAAAATATAACTTTTTATATTTTTTAATAGAATTTCTTATTTCTTTGGTAGATAAATTAGTCATTTCTCTCAATTCAAAAAGGATAAGATTCTTATTAAACTTGTTGTTACTTGATTCGTGAAAAATTTGATTATAGTTTTCAAATAAGTCATAAATCGCAGAACCTAATTTATGTTCTTGATCATTAGTCTCATTATTATCTAAATTATCTTTCAGTCTCTCAAGAAACTTTTTTATAATTGTTTCAGAACTTAATTCGTCATTATCAATAAAATATGACATTTCAGCTCTATTGGAAAGATCAGATGAAATATCTTCATAAGATATTTTTCTATTCATTTCTTTTTGATCTTTCATTATTTGACCCATCAAATAATTTTTACAGATCGTCCCAAAGTATGAGTATGCTTTCTTCTCTTTAGAAGGTTTAAATTTCTCAATCTTTGTCATAAGAAAAGAATGTGTATCTACGTGTATTTCTTCGTAGTTCATATCCTTCCTGTACAATTTATATCTTCTAATAATTGAAGATATCATTTTATCTAAAGGTTCTTTCAAAAATTCGTTATATATTTTGTTTCTTTCTTCATAAGTTTCGGCGATTAAAAACATTTTAACCGCCGTCTCTTCTCGTTCATCAAAATAATTATTAACTTTTGGTTTTCTTCCTTTCTTCTTCTTTTCTGTTAAAACTTCAGTTTCATTGTTTACCATCAAATATTTTGTGGTTCATAATTTATATCTCTTTCGTTTTTGAAAAAATATTCTTTTTTGGCTGACTCAATCCAAAACCTTGCTTCGTCTTGATCTAATCTGTCATCACCATTTTTGTAATTCCAAAATATAGATCCTTCTCTTAAATTCATGTGTTTATAACCAATACGAGGTATTGTCATAATTTTTACTGAATTGTGGGTAAGTCTTAAAAATAATTCATATCCGAAAGTAAGTTTAATGTTAGACTTAATACCACCAACTTCTTGGTATTTTTCTTTTTTGAAAACCATACCAGATGTTTGGAAATTTTGATATGTTTGTAATGTTTCATTTGTCAAAATTCCCATATCTGTCGATACGTTTGCCGCGAAAGTCGCTTCATTAGTAAACCCTGCGAAAACTAACTTATCATCAACGTCAACAACGATTGGTAAAAAAGCATCTACATCTTTATAAATATCCATATATTTAGTTGCGTTTTTAAACCAAATATTTGAATACTCGTCATCAAACTCAGCGATTGAGCACCATTCTGATTTTGCTAACTCGACACCTCTATTCACTTGTTTTGCAAAATTAGGTTCTTTATCCCAAACCTCATTAACAACTGTCAATCCACTAAATTCATAATCGTTTAAGAAGTTAGTTAAATAATCTTCAGAACCATGAACAATAATTAGTTCATTTAAATAATCACCTTGATTTCTGATTGATTGGATACACTTATCAAAGAACTCTTTGAAGTCTATTGCTTTACCTGATTTAATAGGTAAAATAACTGATATTTTATTTTCGATACTCATAATTATACTGTTTCAATTTTTTCTAGTTGATCTTCAAAAGAAGTGATTCTACTCTCAAACATTTTACCAAACAATTCTAATGTTTCTGTTTGGAATTTCTCAAAATCATTGATTGATTCAATTGTTAAATCCATATTAGAGAACAATTCAGGATTTAAATTATCTTCTAACCAATTTTGGATATAATCAGATAATACATCAACAATAATTGTTTTATTATTTACCCACAGACCATTGTCTTCGTTCATCCATGACGGTACATAGTCAGGAACTAAACCTAATACTGGAATACCCATTTTCATAGACTCTAATGGGAAAGTCCCAAAAGAACTTGTTTGGTCAATCCAAACAGAGATAAAACTATCTTTCATTGCTTCACTAAATTCTTCTTCAGACAAACCTCTTAAATCTCTAAATGTGATCCATCTATATTGTGGGAATTTAGCATAAAATGTTTTGATTAGATTAGTCGTATCTCTATGGTCTCTTGTGTGAATGTTCACAATAGTTTTAGGTGGGAAGACATTTTTTTGGAATGTATCTGAAACATATGGTGAAATAACATCAACATATACATTTCTCATAACTGACTCAATAAGTTCTTTTTGTTTGTTAGAAGTTGTGATACATTTGTAGAACCCTAATTGACTCCAAGTTTGACCTGGTTGTAAAGTCTCAAATATATGGTCAAATGCTTGACAAAGAACAATTTTACCACAAGGTAATTTAGTAATTTGGTCCATGATAAAACCATAAATTTCAGGAATGATAATTAAATCATCTGGTGAAATTTCTAAACTAGTACCCTCAATGGCTCTGTGTTCTAATTCAGACATATACTCGTCTCCTAACCAAGTCTCAACACCGTAGTATTCAGGTTTTTCATGAAGGATAATTGAGTTATATCCGTTTCTTTTTAATGTTAATGCCATTTGGTAAATGTATCTAACAGATGCCTTAGCGTTTCCTTTTGTGTCTTGTACTATGAAATAAATTCTAGACAACTTTTCTTTCATGTTGTTGATAGAATTTTCCAATTTTGTGATTTGTTCTGTATTCATATCTATTATAATTTATTTATTATTTTTTTCATTAGTAATGTATTAAAAGAGATTTTAAAAGGAAGGGTAACTTCATTAGTTTTGAAACCCATATTTTCATCAACCACTTCGTTTTCAGTAAGAATAGTTTCTACCATATTTTTTATCATCTCGTATTTAACTAAATGGATTTGGGATTCCCCACTTGTACCTACTAACTCAACTTCTTTTTCAATTTTATCTAAGTCGACGTAGTAATTTTCACCAAGAATTTTAAACATTTTGTTTAAGGTTTTGTATTATCTGTTCAAATTCAGAAAGTGAAGAAATTTCATAATCTGATTTGATTTGTTTATTGTAGGAAGTGTTAAACTTAACAACAATTTTACCTACAGGTTTTTCTAATAATAGAATAGGATCTGCGGTAAGTAAAATATCTATTTGATCCCACATATTGTTTTTTGTTATTTCACTGAAAAAAACTACTTTTTCCAACAAACATCCAAATTTTGATAAGAAAAACAATGAAGATGGTTTTGATTTACCTATTTCTCCTGAAACAATTACTAA